GGTGGTAAGGCGACCATGAAGCCCAAGAAGAAAAAACAGATGGGCGGCATGATCAACAACACCATGTCAACAGGAATGAACAAGATGCCCAATCCCATGACGGAAAAAAGCATGATGGCTATGGGCGGTAAAAGCAAGTTTCCTGATCTAACGGGTGACGGAAAAGTCACACAAGCCGATGTCCTAAAAGGTCGCGGCGTAAAACAATCATAAAAAAAAGATCGGGGTAAACCCGACCTATACACAAAAAGACCTCGACAGGTTAATTCCTGCCGGGGTTTTTTTTATCCAAAGTGCTGGCGTATCGTGTCTATCTTCTCCTGTGCGGCGGCTATCTTCTCTATCTGCGTTTCAATGGCCTCCACAACATCAGGGTGCTCCCCGATGCCTACAGAGTGATTGAGGTAGACATCAACGTTAGCTTTGGCAACGGCTACCTCACCCTCAAGTTTTAGTATCAGTGCTTCCAGCATGTTGCACATCCTCCTCGATATTAACGCTCTGTTTAAGAACTGTCGTAAACATTTGATGTGCAGCATTAAGCTGTGCAATTTGAAACTCAAATTGTGACCGCTTGCTGTGAATATCCGACAGTTGAGAAACAAAGTACTTCTGTTCATCTGTAAAGTTATCTAGATTAAATTCTTTGTCGTCGATAACTACTTTCTGTGATTCACTCATTGTCATACTCCCGTCGTGTTAATAAAGGCAATGATCAGCAACACACTGGCTACTGCATTGAGAACGATTAGTGCCCTGTCGTGCCACATCCATCCTACAACCAACCAGCATATTGCTCCATTGAAGGAGAGGGCTATGTCCAGAGCAGGGCTAATGCCTGATGCCCGTGTAATGAGAGCAGCCAGAAACATGAGAGTTCCGGACCATTTGATCCACCACGATAGATCATCTGTTGGTGTTACTTTATCTTTGTGCATTGCTTACTCCACAGGTTTGTCGCTGTCTATATAGCGTTTGACTCCATCCCCATCGTAATACCAGTCTCTGTTCGCTGGGTCAATAGGAAGTTCCATTTGGCGGGAATCTTTACGAGCTTGTTCTAGCTCTTTGTCCTCTGTATCAGGTGACGTAGCCATTAGACTTCTCCATTATTTCCTCACCTTTTGTTTTTAGATACCGGAGCAGTGATGCAACCTTCCATGTATCATCAAACTCAGGGGCGTGTTCTTTCATAGTCTTGGTAAACACTTCTGCGTTTACGTAGTCCATCTCCATCTTAATGTCCCCGGATCGGGTCATACCCATACGGAGAGAGAACAGATCATCTATCTTGGTTTTTGCTTTTTGTTTCATCCTACGTCCTTTAGCTTACTGATTGGTATGTTATAGCAGTCAGCACGGAACGTGTAATTGTTACGAGAGTCAACTTCTCCGCGTTTGTGACGAGTCGCGGATTCGTAGAACTCAGACTTAGATATGCTGCCTAATATCCAAGCCCGCTTCATGTTGTGCAACACTCTGACAAAGATGTACTCGTCACAGTTTTGGTCTGAACCATGTGCAGCAACAGAACAGTCATAATAGGACAGAGGGGCGGAGTCACACCGCTTGGTCTTGACATCAATGCGTCTGCCCTTGTGCATTAGGTCGTAGTCGAACGTGTTGCTAGAGGAGGCATTGAGGTGGTTCTGAACGATGACCTCACCAAGACTTCCCAGAACGTTGCTCGTTCCGTTGGTGATGCTACCAGCAAGGAACTGCATCTGTGCGGCCTTCTTAGCGGCCTGTTTCATCATATCTTCGGTTACGTCTATTGAAATCATTATTTCATCCTATACAGTGATTTGGTATTCTTCCATATTTTTCTGGGGCATCTGTCATCGTAGTATATCTGGTGTACTTTAGATACTTTGTCAGAACATTTGTAAGTACAGTGTCTGACTAGAACGTTGGGAACTCCATCCATATACGCATGTGTTACCCCTACGGTAGTTAACTGACAAACGATTGATGCTGCAATAAGCATGGTTTACTCCGCTGCAACTATATCTACTACTTCACAGGCATCTGCAGAACAGGCTAGTTCCCGGTTGCCATTGGTTGAATCTTCTGTCTCAAACACTTCGAGCTCCGACCAGTCTATGTCGTCAGGTGTCTTGAGGTTTATCTCAGACCATTCAACAATACCGTCCTCGTTGACGTTCGATACCTTCTGGTAGTTGCCTTTGTACTCTTCCTCACTGATGTCCTGATACGGGGCTTGCTTGTAGGTGTGGTCAGTGAACGGCAGGAACGATATGCCACTGCACAGATCAAAGTTGTCGTACACCCATGCGCCCACCTTGACCCACTCGTCTTCTTTGACGCTGATGGTAACAGATGGTTTGTGCTCACACCAGTGCAGAGCGTACAGCTTCCACAGTTCAAGCTGGTCGATAGCTGACATGTCGTTGCGGCAAGTGGCACCCTGCGGCGAACGTGTGATGAAGCTGAACACGGTTGTGTTGTCTGGCTTCATAACGTCCGGCTCACTGGGTATACCCTGCTCAATCAAGAACTGTGTCAGTGGGTCTTTGTTGTCGCCTCGTACAGTTCGAACATAGTAGGGGTTATGTCGTGCGTGAATACCGCTGGCAGCATCGACGAGTTGCGATACAGTGCCGGAGGGTTTGACACAAGTGATGGCGGTAGACCGTTCGATACCAATCTGGTCTGCCAAGTATGCGTTCTGATCAATAGCCACTTGGCGCATCTCACTCAGCCAACGCACAGAATCCTCTGTCTTGGACAGCACATGATGATCCATTATGCCTGTCAGGGACACACCCAAGAGACGTTCTTCTTTGGTGTTCTTCTCCCAAATCTTACGCAGATACTTGAAGTTGGTAAGGGTGCTCTGAAACGTACCCAGCGTGGTTGCGAGACGAACCTTATGCTTCAAATCTTCGAGACTATCTGTAGGACGAACAACCACCTCTGACAGGTTGCAGAACTGGTACGGGCGCAGAATAATCTCACTGCACGGATTACAACCGAAGTCGTGTTCGGGATCACGTCGTCCGTTCTCAGCGACTTTCATCTTGGCTGCTTCACGGTTGAAGATGCCCCGCTCCCCGCTCTTGCTGTCGTACAGAGACAGCCACTCTTTTAGAAACGTTCCAATGTCGGGTTTCTTGGAGTACGATACAGAGTTGTTAGCCAGTGCTCTGTGTCCATCGTTATCCCACCAGTTGCCAGACTTGGCGTGGGACATCTCTCTGTCAGAAAGATCAGATAAACTAATTAATGCAGAACGACGAACGCCACCTACGACAACGATTTCACCGACCTTACACATGATGTCGTGACACTCAATTGCTTTGAGACGACGACCAGCGGCACGTTTGAAGATGTCGATACAAAAGTTAAATAACTCAAGCAGAGGTTCTGGTCCAGAGGCACGGCCTCCCATAGTCTTCAGACGAACCCCGGATGGGCGAACAGACGACACATCTATCGATGGGACTTGTCCAGCATACAGCAGAGACAGCAGTTCACGGAACGCCCTAGCCCATCCGCTACGGCTGTCAGCAACGTGCACAACAGTCGGGGACTCCTCAAAGTGTTCGTTCACGATAGGCAGCTTGCACACCTGAGACTCCTCAACAGAAAAGCCTACACCTGTGCCGCACATCAGAATGTACATGCACTCGTCGAACGCACGGGGGCTGTCTACAGGTAGGTACGAGCAGTTGTATCCCACAACGTTGTCTCGTTCTAATGCTGATCCGGAGGTCATCATTGCCCGCATAGATGGCATGATCTTCAAGTCGAGAATAGCGTTTTCCAATTCTTCAGCAAACAATTCGTTAACATCATAATCGTGTTCAGTCTTGAGGTGGTCACACATAAAGTTCATATAACGACGGACAGTCTCTTCCCATGTCTCTCTACGATTATGTTCGGGGAGCCAACGGGCATAGCGCGACTTGTGGATGAATTGCTGGTAAATGGTGGGTAGCTGATTCGACATGTTACTTCTCCTTTATTTCTATCAACTTGGTGAGATACCATTGAGCCTTTTTCAAGTCTTCTACACCGTTCTTGTAGCGGTATCTCCATAGGTACTTAATGATATTACCCTGTAGGTAATACTCGAAACCTTCATCTGTTGCGGCTTCAATAGCAGAGATACACTCGACCCCTGCCTGATTGTAGTGTGGCGGGTTGTTCACCACATCCTTTTTACTTCTCACTGTTTGGCTCCAAAGTCAATGCGAATAATGTTGCCATCTGTTTCATAGTCGATCCCAGTCTGTTCTGCAAAGTGCTCACGAGCCTGTATAGCAATAACACCACTGGAGAACACTTGATCAATGTCCGCCTGTAGCAGAGCAAGGATGCCCTCGACTGCAACCTCTCCGGGATGGGGGTTGCCTTCATCATCTTGCAGTCCACCCGTCGTATCAAATACCTTTGCACTAAATCCTTCGGCATTAGGCTTGAGTATAATGTAGTACCTGTCCGGCAGCAAGAAGTTTTTTTCTAACTCAATTTCGTTTTCAATATCGTCACTCATTTGAACCATTCCTCTGGTATGCTACCTTCTGCCCACAAGAAACCATGTCTCTCACACCACATAGCGTAGCTGGTTTTACTGTTCTTTCGAATCTTGTTTCTTGCGCGTTGGAACACAAAGCGGATATC